ACTGTGTGGACATAAAATGCACAATCAATAATCTCTTGCTTCATTATGAGCGATGCAACGATATACTTTGGTATATCAGCATCGTTCATATAAAGCGAAACCCTCTCCAATTTTTTAGGATTTTCATCAGTAATCATGTCATATATAACACTAGAAAATGCAGCTCCAGAAGCTGTATTTTCAAGTGTAGCATTATCAGGAATAGCATAAGTAGATGTAAAAGTAGTTCCATCAGAGTCGGAAGTCTGCCACATTAAAGTGTATCCAGGTCCAGCTGTATCCAACTCTACAAGAGCAAGCTCCTGTCGAGTCGTCTCCACACGGCATTTAGCTTGTAAAAACAGCTTTCTTAAGATAGCATAAGCAATACATCGAACAACAGGCCCAATAGACCAAGAAGTATGCCCAATACCAACCATATCAGGGTCAGCAACAGATCCATAAACTTCATTAATAACCACCGCACCATGGGCCTGATATTTATCCCTAAGAGTTTTCCCGGCCTTAGTCATTTTAGCAGCTCTACCAGCATATCCTGCCATATTAACTTGAGTAACTATTGTTTTTGTTTGGTCAAAAAGAGATTGATATGCTTTGGTGGCTAAATATACCCCTCCCGCTACTAAAGCGGCTTCGGGTACGCCAGCCATCGCATAATCTAACGCCACATCTACATCCATCATTCCGCTAACTGTTCTAGCAAGGTTTTCACTATTCATTAACTTATTCTTCCCCCATATCATCAAATTATCCTTTATCTTATTCACTGCACCACTACCCCCTGCTTCAAACAACCCCCCTATAGACGCAGCCTCGGATGCCCTACGTTGCTTTTTCTGGGTAAACGAAGAAGCCTCGGATGCCCTACGTTTCTTCTCACCCCTGTGTACTATTTTCTTACGACGTAACTGTCCTCTACGATAAGCTGGCATTTTTATTTTTTATTAGCAAACCCTAACTGCGCCGTTTCGGCGTTTTTTAGCTTGGGGGGCCCCAGACCCCTCCAAGTCAGATCCTCTCAAGCGCTATGGCATACTCAAGTATATACACTCTAGCCGTTATGGGCTTGCATTCGGGAATCCACCAGTGGCTTAGCACTAAAGGCTGCCACGGGTGCCCTCATCATTGGTTACTTCTTGACGTATCTTTTTCTATATCCACTTCGCTTATACAACGGCTTCTTATAAGTCTTGCGCTTATAAGTAGTCCGACGCTTTGAATAAGTTGGCTTACGATAATTATTATACTTTCTGGCGACATATTTGCGTTTATAAGGCATATTTATTTATTCTTGGGCAAACTCTGTAATTTGCAGTCTTCGCAATAAGGCATCAACTGTCATTTGGTCAGTGCCCAAATACCAGTGTGCCGGATCTAAATTTGAAGTTATCCAAATTTTTTTTGCTGCAAGTGGCTTGGAACTCCCTTTGATCTCCACTCGAACAGGGTACCGGTCAAGCCACCGAAGTAAATGGGCAATATCAATTCCTCCACGAAATTCATCGATAACAACATTTTCTTCCATTTGGTAACCATCCCAAAACTTGGTGCGGGGATCTTTACAGTAAGCTTCCATAGACGCTTCATCCCAAGCACGTCTAGACTTTCCAGTTCCAGTTGGGCCCCAGAAGACAAAGCATTCACGTTCCATTGCGACTGCTCGTGAATAATCTGAACCAATTCGTCGAATAGACCCGTAATTGACAACTCGGCAATGTGGCGGGATGGAACCCAAATCTCCGGACTTGGCGGCGGACCATACAAGCTCCCAATCGGTCTTTTTGGAACGGTCAAACGAGATAGTACCGAGTTCAAATCTGGTTCCGCCAAGACTTGTTTCATCCTTCCAACAGTAGGCGTTGGCGGCGGATGAACGGCTAAGTTCGGCATGAACTGATTCTCCAAACACGTCTTTGACACCTCGGAGAGATGTTTTTTTCTTGAACGCAACGACGACTTGCCAGTGGCGATATCCGGTAGCAGCACCCTCTTCGAGTTGACCTTTGATGTAGGAACATGGTGGTGGGAGGTAGGGGGTGAAGTCATGAGCAGGTATTGTAAGCAGCCAAAAGATTCCTTGTCTTCTCGACATGAGGGAATCGGCTGCTTTTTATCTGCTTTTATGGGGACCACCGTGCAACTCCGCCGCTACGCGTGCTCGAACACACGTTCAGGGTCCACCACGTGCTCGGTGCCCTCCGCCGTGTAACTGCGACTTACGTGCTCGGTGCCCTCCGCCGTGTCCAACTCCGCCCGAAAAATCGTCCTCGGTGCCCTCCGGTATTTTTCTTAGCTACGTTTTTTTTATTAACTCCGACAACTCCGACAAGTGAGAATTGAGAACCGCGATAGTAAGTAATACTAGAGCCAACGATTCTCACTAATGTTGGCTGTGTTACTATCGCTATGGAATATTATTCACTTCAGACGCTTCATATGCAGGTTGCATATTAGGCGCTTTTGAGGTAATCAACTTCACTCCTAAAGTATGTTGAGTCTCATACTGGACTTGAATATTGTTCAAACTTCCACTATTCAATTCCTCCTCCAAGTACGCCACCTGACTTCGTCCTGGTGCCATTGATACTGGTCCGTTTTCAGTTAAACACTTAAACTTCCCAGCAACAACATTTTGAAAATAGCCTCTATGATAATCAATCAATGAAAAGTCTTTCATTTGACCAGGATTAAGTCTGGTATACCCAGCCTTAATGACATTACTAAATGATGTCTTCACGGGAGGTTCCCTCCACGCTTGAGTATCACTTCCACCCAAATTAGCAGCCCTAACCAAATACACACCTTGATCATAAGTTTCATTAAGTTTAGCAGCGTTTGCTTGTTTAGTTTTAGGAACTCCCTTAAATTCAAATACAGGTCCTTTAATAGGCTGCACATCAATTTGTTCAATACTGGTCGAACCAGCACCTGCAGCACCAGAGGCTGCTTTGGTACGGTTCTGAACGACTGTGTGGACATAAAATGCACAATCAATAATCTCTTGCTTCATTATGAGCGATGCAACGATATACTTTGGTATATCAGCATCGTTCATATAAAGCGAAACCCTCTCCAATTTTTTAGGAT